TCCAGCAGTTCCATTCCTGAGCTTACTAATGATAGGACTTACCATTCTGCATCTGTGGCAAATGACCGATAGATTAGGCCTGTATAGGGTAGGCGCCGACTGGCAATACCCTTGGGAGCCTTGTATGATTTGCGGCCACCAGGGAACGCTAGGTCCAGTGAAGTGACTCGATATTCTGATTGGCACGGACGCCTCGACAAGTTCCTGATCGCCAACCGAACCACGCCCTTCGCCTGGGGCACGTGGGACTGCTCGCTGTGGGTCGCGAGTGCGATTGAGGCGATGACCGGCGTCGATATCGCTGCTGACTATCGAGGCACGTACTCAACGCAGACCGGCGCGGCGAAAGTCTGCATCGCCGCATGCGGGAAGCCCGATATCGCATCTATGGCCGAATTCGTAGCGCAGCAGAACGGTATGAAGGAAGTTCCGCCGTTGATGGCGCAGCGCGGAGACATGGTTCTGACGACTCAGCAGTGCATGGGGATCGTGGCGCTCACTGGGCATCAGGTGATGGTGATTCCGGAGTCCGGCTTTCAGTTGGTCGATCTTGCGGAGATCGTTCGCGCGTGGAGAGTGGGATAATTGCCGAAGTGGGCCGTTGGTGCGGGCGAGATTTTCGCCGGCGTCGCCACACTTGGAAGCTCCAACGCCATTCTTGCGGCAGTTGCCCCTTTTCTGCTGGAAACTGGCATTGGGACCACGATCCAGGGCATAACCCACAAAGCCCCTATCGGCGGCGTCCAAACATCGTCGATCAATCCGATTCAGCCCTGGAACGTAGTTTATGGGCGGGCACATGTCGGCGGGACGCGCATCTACCAAGGGTCCTTCGACGAAAACGACAAGTACCTGGATCTCGTCTACGTGGTCGCCTGCCATCCTTGCGAGAACGTCGACCAGCTTCTCATTAACGGCGCGTATGTACCGATCGATCCGACCACGCGCTGCTCGTTCACTCGGCCAACGGCTGAATACCAATTTGGCGATAGTGACCACAGTGGCCGCGGGCACACGCTGACAACGAAGTTCAACCGCACGGCGGGCATTGTTACCGTTACCGTGACGAACTCGGCAGGGACCGGGGTCGGGCCCTACATGCAAATGGACTCAGGCGACAAGGTTCTGGTAGACCACATGCCGAGCGGGGGAGGGGGGGCGGCGCTGACGCTGCAAGGCACCTTCCCGGTCACTCTGAGCCTGACGAACCCGAACGTTTTCTTTTACACGAGCCCCGGGCCGGACACGGGCGACGTATTGAACGCGGGACACATCACAACCGTATTCGCGGACTTCAAGAGCAAGATCTACATGGAGAATCTGCTCGGCACGCAGACTCTAGGCCAGACCTTCGCGGGCATGCTCACGGGCACCACCTACGACGGCGACTTGTCCCACGCCAAAGTCACCAATCCGTCGAACCCCTGGACCGCTCAGCACTCGGGCGTCGGCCGTACGCTCGTCTTCATTCGGCTGCATTACAACAATCAGGTATGGGCGTCTGGCCTGCCGCAGATCTCCTTTATCGTCAAGGGCAAGAACGACATCTACGATCCGCGCACGGGTACAACCGGGTGGACGGACAACGCCGCGCTCTGCATCGCCGATTACCTGACGCAAAAGAAGTGGGGCGTGCGCCTGGATTACGTGACCGACGTGCCGTACGCTCCGCTGATCGCCGCGGCGAACATATGCGACGAAGCGGTGTCGCTGGCCGCCGGCGGAACCGAGCCCCGCTACACCTGCAACGGCACATTCCTGCTGACGACGCCACGGGCCGACATCCTCGACTCCATGCTCACGTGCTGCGCGGGTCGGCGCACCCTATCGGGTGGCAAGTGGGTTATCTGGCCCGGCGCCTGGCAGGGAACCGCCGGCGCGACGGTGGACCTCAAGCCGATCCTGACCGCGCCGCTGAGATGGCGGCCAAAGGTCAAATCGCGCGAACTGTTCAACGCCGTCAAGGGCACCTTTATTTCCGAGGTGAACTCCTGGCAGAGCAGCGATTATCCGGCCTACCTGCAGAATCCGGAGCGGGGATTCGGCACCGACAACTACCTGGCGCAGGATGGCGGGGAGCGCCGATATCTCGACGCGCCACTGCAGTTCACCAATAGCGCTTCGATGGCGCAGCGGATCGCGAAGATCATTCTCGAGCGGCACCGATGGCAGGGTACGGCCAATTTCACGATGGACATGCGCGGGTACGTCATGACCGCGCTCGACGTCTGGCCAGTCGATTTCGACTACACCAGCTTCACGGACAAGCAATTTGAGGTTCAGAACGCGCGGCTAACGTTCAATCGCGTCAGCGTTGGCGACCGCGAGGTTACGGTTCTCGGCACTGAGGTCGATGTCCAGGAAACAGACTCCTCGATCTACGACTGGTCGCCGACAGAAGAACTGACGCCATCCGGCTATAAGCAGGGCGTCGCGCTCAGCCTGTTGAATCAGTTCCCGCCGACGAACCTGGTGCTTTTGAGTGATGCGACCACCGCGCTCTTACAGTCCAACGGGCTGGTCAAGGCTCGCATTCTGGCGACTTGGACCGACCCGACGGATGGATTCTTTACGCAGGGTGGCGAGATCGAAATCCAGTACCAGCTTGTATCGAGCCCGGCTTCGCCATGGAATGCGGTGCAAAGTGTCCTGCCGGGGGTCCAGCAGGTTTACATCGACGGCGTTCAGGATGGCGAGAGCTACATGGTCGAGATCCGATCGGTAAACACGGCCGGCGTGCCATCCGATTGGGTGGTCGCGGGACCGGTTACGGTTTCGGAACTCGCTGCGGGGCTGTTCGGTCCCAATGGCGGCATAGCATTTCCTAACTATGGCGACCCTCTATATCCGCAAGCGGTAGCCGGACTGTTCATTTCAAGTCAGCAGAAAAAAGACGGCTCGGTGATGATCAAGGCCAATGTGCGTCCGGCCGTACCGGCAAATGTGCTCTCGACTTCGATCCCGGCTCCGCAGCTCGAAATTCCCACCGCAGTCGCTACCGGTGGCAGCATAGCCGGGCCCCAGACGCTGGCTATTGCCCTAGTGTCGGTAGATTCAGCCGGCGCATATTCGGCTCTTTCTGATCGAGTTCTGGTGCCGATCCCTTCGGGAAGTGCCGCATCGATACCGCTGACGATAGACAACTATTCAGCATCGATGGTGAGCTATCTCGTTTACGTCGGGCTAAATCAGGATATTCTGTACTACCGCTATACTGTCACGGCCGCCGCCACTATCACGCTGACCAGCATCACCCCGACTAGCGGAAACTCCTACGGCATGCCTGATGAGCGGTTCGATCACTTCGTAATCGGCACAACCAATTTGTTATTGGTGGGAGCCTTTGGCGGCGCGACTAGTTCGCTGATGACGCTCGTAAGTTTCGGACTTCCCGGCTCGCACATCACGTTCACGTTTTCTGGGCCGACGTTTACATCAGGAGCTCTAGTGGGAAGGGTTCTTTCGTTCGTCTATTCGTCAGGCGGAAACCAATTCCCAGTGGACTACAAGATCACTGGCAACGGAACGAACACGATCACGGTCTTGACTCCTACGCCACCGGTCGGATGGGTAGGCCCAGCCATTACGGTGACGGGCGGGGATTTGGCCTGCGTCCGCATGGTACCGACATTGAGCGGCGGCGGAAATGTTGTAGCAGATTCGCTTCTGTCGATGACGACAGATCAATACAAGGGCGCGGTTTTGCGCATGTTCTTTAGCGATGGATCGAACCAGACCAGCTTTATTGTGACCAATGACGCAACCTCATTTACTACGCAATCGGCCTTCACTGGGCTAGGCCCCGTGTGGTTCTGGATCGAATCGGGATCGTTCTCGGCAATGGTGCCGACCACCATCGCGCAAGACAGCGCCTATTCGTCGAGTGGCGTCCCGATATTTGCCGAGATCGACAATATTGCAGGATTCTATGGCGTTCAACTGTTCTCGGCGGATGTGTTCAACAATCTCTCGGAGGCCGGGTTCAGTCCGATAAGGGATATCTTTTCAAAGGGCGCGGCCGGCGCCAATGGGAGCGGAGGCTACTTCACTGTCGCACTCGACGGATCAAACCATTTTGTAATCGACCTCGCAAACGGAAAGAACCAGCGGGTTCTGCTCGACACGACCACTGCCACGGGAACCTTCCCGAACATAACGACGATTGCGACGATTATGGCTCCGATCTTTACCGGCGGCACAATCAACGCAGGGGATAGCTTTACGCTCTACATTGACCAGGACCCCACTGGTAGTTGGCCGGTGCCAGTCTTCAACCTGCACAAGTCGGTCACGAATCCCGGTTTCGAATCCGGCACTCTGACTCCCGGCTGGAGCGTATCGCCTGGACCGTCGAGTGTGGTTACCGCACAGTCTCACAGCGGCACGTACGCCGCGCAGGACGCGACGTCTGGAAACGTAATCTACCAGGACGTCACTGGCCTTGTTTCCGGCCAGCAGTACGTCATCGAAGCGTGGCTCCTCGCTACCGCAAGCGGCGCCGGCAATCTCCTCTTGCACGATACGACTGGCGCGAATGTAGTTACCGGGCCGTCATCGAGCCCAACTTCCTGGACCCGGATCACGCAAGTCTACACCGCGAACTCGACAGGCGCAGTACGCATTCACCTGAAGCACAACGCGACCACGGACCCGATCTTTTGGGATGACGTCAGTGTATACGAAATCAATGGATACGCGGCGGATACCGCACTTCAGGGAATTGCGCCAGACGGCAACACTCGATCGAGCTATATCTTCACGTGGCATGGGACCGTGTGGGGCCTTGATTCATTCCGCACCGGAGGCGCAATCTCTTGAAGCACCTGATTATTTCCATGCTCGTGGCCTCGAGCTGCCTTGCCCAGACCGACGTCAATATCATCAAAATCATTCCGTCGGCGACAAAGACGGCGGTGGGCGCGGCTCAGTTTATGAGTAAGGATGGGTTGCACTACACGGGGCTGTCTGGTGCTGATTCAATCACATCTAACCAGACCTTCCGGCTGCCAACGCAAGATATTACAGGCGGCGGCTGCTGGGGAACAGATGGCTCCTATAACACCTCAATCGGGGTATGCGGTGGCGCGAACTCCACCACGGTATCACCGACAAACCCGATGCTGCTCTACGCCCACTTCCGGGATGATGACAGCGCGTCTCTGTATCTCGACTACTCGCGAGACTATTTGAATTTCAGGCCAGTGAGAAAGGGCGGGGCTCCGTCTCCGACACCTATTCGCGATCCTTCGATTTACATCGACATCGCAAATGCAAAGACGTGGTTCCTTGCCTCGCCTTCGACCTCAAGTTGCCTGGTTCAGCTCTGGAGCACGACCGACTTCAAGAGCTACTCTGCGATAACAACCATCGACTTCTCGCCGCTGATTTTCGGATGCAACGGGGTATTCGCGCCAGAGTGGAACCCTAACGCGGGGCCGACTGGAAAACTCGGAATCCAGTTTCAGGTGACGAACGACAGCGGCAATACACAGCATCCTTACTTCGCGGAGTTCGACCCGTCAGTCAGTTTGACGGCTTATGTCGCTCACGCCTACACGATCAGTGGAACAGCCAGCACGCAGACCTTCGACGTGTTCCCGCTATACGACTCGGCTTCCTCGAAATACTATCTGGCGTATGTGGATCACCAGAACGACAGCACCTGCCCGGACAACGGCGGGGGAGTGCTCTTTTGCCAGAAGATTGCCTACGCTTCCTCGACCACGCTGACCGGTACCTATACTCAGCAGACCTCGGCCAACCTGCACGCAACCTCCACGGATCACTTCGCTTTTGGGAACCGAGCAGAGGCTCCCTCGATCATGCCCTTAGCTGATTCTCTAGCCCGCTATGGTGTGGCGGATTGCCTTAGACTCTATGCGGATACCTGGATAATTCATTTCCCCGGAATCCGACAGTACACCTGGAAATACGTGGATACGTGCCCTGCCTCGGTTGGCACAGATCCATTCGCAGTCGTGATGCAGGCGCAAGGGTGGCCGACTCCGGTTGAGGGAATCGCCACTGCTGCAATTAACACGGCAGCCAGCGCCGGAGCATTCTCCATCGTGCTCAAGGGGTTAGGCTCGGGCACGCTTTACGCGGGTGACGTTTTCACGGTTGGCGGGCACATGTACACGATCCAGGCCAACGCTACGGTATCGAGCGGGACTGCCACAGTGAGCATTTCGCCTTACCTGCAAACCAACATCGCAATCAATGACGCAGTGACTTCGAGCATCGCGAAGCCTTTGAGGATTTCAGCCTCCGAGCACGGCACGGTAGTCGCGATCACGGACCAAGCGACCGCCAACCTCGTGTATCGCGCGGAGGATTTCTATCGGCCTGAGCATCGCGACGAAGGGCGCCACGTGTTTGGCAGGACCCCGGCTGCAGTGGGCTTCACTCCGTTCCTGATTACCGGCAACAGCGAATACGACTCGGGGTTTTTGGCTTACGACCAACCGGCGGAAATTGGAATGGGCGGGCCTGACTCTGGCGATCCTAACGGTTACAGCTACGCGGCCTGGTCCGCCTGTGGTATTGATGCGCCATCGTGCCCGGTACCAAATGGCGGCGACGCAAAGTGGGTGATGCAATATGGCGGGCAATCTGCAGCCAGCCTCTCGGGTGCTGATAGCCAGGTCGTCCTAAGTAACGCGACCACGGAAACAGGCGAATCAAGCATTGCATTCGGTAATGGCACCTACAGCTTTGCGAACCCGCACCCTTTGACGGCCTCCACGCTGGCAAAACAAAGCCAGTGGGCTCTGGGCGAGAATAACCAGAATTTCGGTCCTATCGGAGGCGGTGGAAACTACGCGAACAACTGGTTTTTCTTATACAACTTTGGCCTCGGCTGCGTCGGGCAGGGCACCTCATGTTCTCCGCTCGGCGACCCCACGGTAAGCAACGCGAGTTTTGAGCTTGGCTCGCTCTCCGGCTGGACTGACGGCTTCGGCACCGGCACTGCTACGAACGCCATCACGGCGCGGACAGGCACCTACAGCCTTTCCCAGGTCACGAGCGGCGACGTCACCTACCAGACGGTCACGGGGTTGACATCGAATACCACCTACGTGGTAACGGCCTGGGTGCGGACGAGTGGCGGCACAGCGAAAGGCTTCCTGAAATTGGATGACGGATCGGGCGGCAATATTCAGCTTGGCGGCTCTGTCAATCCGGGTACGCAGTGGTATCAAGTGGGTCATCAGTTTCCCACGGGCAGCGGGACGTCTGTGCGCATCATTCTTTCGCGTGACAGCGGCACGGGCGCGGTTTACTGGGATGACATCAAGGTCCACGAAGGTCGGTATCCGGGTGGGTCATTCCCTTTTGGAGTTTCTCCAAGCACGGGTGAAGTGCGGGCCAACTACGGCTTTAGCTTGGGTGGGGGCGACACAACCTATCAAGGTTCAGTGGACTGGATCGGCATGGCTGCTACCAGCCCAGGTGTGCTTGCCATTGGGTCCGGACGCATGGGCGATACTGACGCATCCCTGTTATTCGGCACCTTTAACGCCGGTAACACACATGCCCCGGCTTTCGACGATACCTTCGCCACTGGCCGACTTGAGTATTGGGGTGGGGCCGCGGCTAACTCGATTGGTCCGGGTCTGATCTTTGGTCAGCAATACGACACCACCTTGCCCACTACGATTCGCCGAACCGGCGGAATTTATGGCTACAAGCAAGCGGCCAACGGAACAATGGGCGGTGGTCTGGCCCTCTATTCGCAGCCTTCCGGATCGAGCAGCATGACCAAGGGCGCCATCCTTGACGACACCCAAGTCTTCACCGCACTCAATGGCTTCGGCATCGGGCCACTATCGGGACCCTACGGAAACATCTACACGCCATCGGCAGGAGTAACAACGTTCGGTGACGGATCTGCCGGCGCGTGCACCCCGTCAGGTTCGTTTGTCGCCACGCACTGCGCATTACTCAACACTGGAGACATCTACCTGAATGGAATAGCTTCGCTTGAGAGCGGAGTCTTGCTTAGCGGGAATTCCACGATTCTGTCCTTTAACGCGCTCACCCGTTCCGGCACACCAGTTGCCTTAATCACAGGTAATCGATCCTCGTACCTGTCAATGGACAACATTGGCGTCCACCTAGTTGTCACCCCAGGCACCCAGACAGCAGGTTTTGCGCTATCCGGCGCGGTTTCTCCAGTATCGTGGGATACCGCTGGCGGAACGAATTTCCTGTCGACTACGGGAGTCGTCGATGCACGATTCAATAACGCCGCGCCCACCATCAGCGCAGGGAACAAGCTGGAAATCATTGGCGTAACCGGCGTTGACAACGGGAATGCCTTCTCAAGCGCTACCAGCACGGATGGAATTTCGACCTACTGGGGATCAAAGACGGGAGCGGAAGGCTTCCTCGGCACCTATTCGAATCACCCGTTCGCCCTTCGCCAGAATAATAACGATGTAATTACGCTGCCCACCACCGGCGGCGTAGCGGTCGTCGGAAATCTCAATGTTTCAGGCGGCGTCTACCAGATTGGCGCGGCATCTGGAGTCAGTAGCTCAATTGCCTGCACCTACTCGACCATCTCGCTAGTCGGTGGTGGAAGCATGTCGGTATGTACGGGGATCGCAGCGCACGCCTTCACTAGCGGGATCAAGACCAATTAAACGAATATGAAACTCATCGCTCTGATTCTCTTCGCCATTCCGGCGATCGCGCAAACCGCGTTCACCGTCAACGGCACCATTTCGGCGGAGGCAATCGCCTCGCTCAACTCCTGGACGCAAAATCTCCGGGCTACAAATATAGCCGTATCCCCCACGACAGGCGCGGCCGTCCTGGCTAATGATTCCAGCGTCACGCTGTCAAGTACAACAGGCATAGCAGTCGACATGGGACTGCTGATTGACAACGAAGTGATGCGCGTGACGGCGATTACCTCAGCGACCGTAGTTGCGGTTGGCTCGCGCGGGACGCTCGGCACCACTCCCGCCGCTCACGTAATCAACTCGACGGTAACCGTTCTAGCCTATGGCGCGCTCGTGCCGTTTATCAAGAGCCTGGTTGCGGCAGACATTCGACAGATAATGCTGCGAACTCCAGGTCCGGCTGTTACGGCAGCCCAGGCCGCCATCAACACCGCGGTAGGGGCGGCGATTCAATGAAACCATTCTTACTCGCTTTAATCGTCGCAGTGTTCGCGATGGCGCAGGCGCCCCCGACTTCGAAGCCCGTTGACATCCCGGCAGATCGCCGCGAAGCCATATCGCAATTGATGCTTCAGGTGCAGAGGGCGCAGATAGGCCTGCAGGCTACGCAGCTCGAGGCGCAGGCCGCGGTGCTCAAAGCCCAGAATGCAGTGCGCGATCAGCAGGCGGCTTTCTCCGCGATGGAGAATTCATTGCGCAAGGAATTCCATGCGGAAGGCTGCGATCTGACCATCGAGAAGAAATGGAAGTGCCCTGATCCGCCGGCGCAACCAACGACCCCTAGCGTTCCAAGTCCAACAAAGGAACCCAAAAAACCATGAGATTTTGGACATGCGCCTAGCCCTCTATAAAGCACCCGGCACGCTTGCAAACAAGCTGATCCGCATGGCGACGCACCCCGGGCCATATTCTCATTGCGAGATCGTGTTCAGCGAGGCGCTACGCCATCTGGTGTCGCCCGATCAGATCATTCCCCACGATGCTGGCGGGTCGCTATGCTACTCGTCCTCGTCATGGACGCCGCGCAAGGGCTGCGCATTCGAGAACATCAACCTCGCGGATGGAAAGTGGGACCTGATCGATATCCCGGTTGACATCGCACAGGAATCGGCTGCCGTGACGCTCGCAATCGAAGATATCGGTCGCGAGTACGACTGGCTCGGCCTGGGCGGATTCCTACTGCCGAAGTTCCCCCACGAGCGCCAGAAGCGTTTCTGCAGTGAAGAGTGCGTGAACCTGATGCAGATAGCCGGGCTTCTACCCGGCGTCATTGCGCACAAAACCAGCCCCAATAGTCTCAGCCGACTTCTAACATGAAACCCATCTCCCTTGGCCTTTTCGCCGCCGTGGCCCTGCTCGGCCAGGCGGCCCCTGTTCCTGCCACGAACAGCGATCTACCCTCGATAGCTGTCGGCACCGGAACATCGTGGAACCGTGGCGATGCTCATGCGACGTCGGCCAATGTCAGTATCGCGATTCGGCTCGGCGGCTCTAGCGCCTATTCGTGGTCGGAGATTTCCACGCCGATTGCGAAGGTCCCTGTCGGATCGCAGCCGCTAGCGTCGACTGTCACAACGGGAGTCGCGTATCGCGTGGCAGCTTCCAGCAGCGGCCGCGTGTCGCTGATGGCCATCGGGCAAACCGGATTCAACTCTACGCCGACCTCGTACTCGCTCGCGCTGACGGGCTCGGCAGGAATCGCAATTCGCCTTTCGAAGACCGGGAACTTTTATCTGATGCCCTACGCCAGATTAGCGAAACCACAGAGGGGAACCGACGGCTCCCTGGTCGGCGGCATCCTGCAGCCGGGGATTACTCTTCAGTTCGGATTGGGGGCAAGGTAATGTTGCGCGATTACAAGACAACCATTGGCGGACTTATTTGCATTGCTGCCGTTGTGGGGCTGCTGGCGCATTGGATCGATATCAATGCGTGCGTGGTACTGCTCGGCTTCGGCGGCGGCTGCATTGGCCTCGCTTCGAAGGACAGTGGACAAGCGCCGACCGTGACCACGTCATCGCTATCAGATCATGGCACTACGGTTACCCAAACAAAAGTTGAGGACAAGTAGCATGAACATCAACGACCGAAACGACAGGCCCGATCCAATCTCCAGCTACCCGCCAATTGTCGGCAATGGCGTCAGCGGCATCGAGGCGCGGGACAGCAAGACCCTCGCGCGCTATCGATGCGTGAACCCTGTTGCCAACCCCGGCGCGCCAGGGCAGCAAACCCGCTGCGGATGGGTTGGCGTAGCATGGAAGACCTCCACGTGCCCCAAGTGCGGCACGAAGGGCCACATGGCACTGTTGACCGAGGTTCCTTCGCCCATTCCGCACGACGCTGGCGTCGACATCCACATACACGCGGGGGACCCAGATGAAGTTATAGGGCTGAAG